TACTCATAGGTCGCCATTAACTTCTCCAATTAGTGCCACTGTCATAGTCGAGCAGACGCAGCACTGGATCGTCTTTACATTCTCTGGAAGATTATCTGTAATTACACGAATGAGCTGCTCTGTGTCCTTCTTGCAGACTCGGCACTTATAGCGCAGCTTGTCCATAGTTACTCCCCTTTAGATTCTCGATCGGCTGTAGATTCTTTTGATCTACCCACCAAGTAGGCTGCTTAGAGTTCTTATACTTAGGCCGCTTAGCCATGGCTACAGGTATCCAGCCCGCTAGTCTGTAATTCGGGCTAGTGCCTACGACTAGGACGGCCACGTCTGTAGCTCTATCGCCTTCGCCGATGATGCACTGACCAGTTTCGTAACGTGTCCACTTTACTTCGATAAAGCTCCCGACATCTGCCGTCTTCTTAAATTGTGACGACCTTGGATCGAAGTCTGTGTAACCAAGATAGCGAGCGACCAAGATCTCGGCGACTATTGACTCGGCCACTTGCGCGACGTAATCATGAAAGCCGAGCTGTCTGTCGTATCGACTAGAAGCGTCTGGGTGGCCGTTGACCTGAGCGATTCGTTCTAGAGCTACAGTGTGAGCTAAGACCTTATCTTCGATCGTGGGCTTTACTTTCATCTACAGTCACCGCAGAGCCAAGTTAACTTCTCTCCGCCTTGGCCCTTGGTATAACCGAAAGCGTCTAGCTTTTTAACCTTCGCGCAGCTATCGCACTGTTCGACTTTATACTCGGCTATTACTTCGCCATTCTGTAGAAGCTTGGCTGTCATAGATTGCGGATAGATAATCTCGATTAAGTCGCTCATACTTGCGGACTCCACTTTCCAGAAGAAGTTAAGACGTACCACAGCGGCGAACACTGTGTCGCCTTTGTCTTCTCGACACAGAACCAGCCGCCCCAAGCTTTACCAGTTTTGGCTTCTCCAGTCTTAAAGATCCGATGTCCATGGCTGCACTGTGGAGCTTCTGGAAGTAACTCTCCGCCTAGCTGCTTAGCGATCTCGTCCATCGATGAGCCAAAACTCGGAATGCCGCTCTGCTCGGCTTCTTCTGCCGTCTTATAGCTTGGCACTTCGCCGAACTTCTTAGTCCAAGGGTCGTAATCGTCGGCCGTTGAGTTCGCTACCTTCGCGCTGACTGTCTCGACCTTCTCCATGTCCTGACGAGTTGGACGCTTATCTGCCCCGAGTAGTAATCCGATAGCTCTACCGATGGCCGATGTAACAGTGTCCTCGACGAAGAACTTCTTCATGTTGACGTTATAAGTCGTTACGTTACCGAATGCGTAATCGGTAGCCGATGGGTGTAGATCCTCGTACTCGCGAAAGATCTGGGCTTGGATAAGGACGTAACCCTTCTCGGCGTTAAAGTCCACGATGTTCGTCTGGACTCTAGCTGTAGGGTGTGTTAACCATAGGCGGGCAATTCTGGCCGCTACGTCTTCGTAATTGTCTAAGAAGCTCATTAGCGCACTTCCCTAGATGCGTGACGTGATACAGCTCGACCGCGCTTAAAGCCTTCGCGCTGGCCTTCTTTGTAACCTACCGAATAGCTCATAGCTGCCCATAAGATCCCAGCTATAAGCATCATTACGATAATCGATAATTCGTTCATTACTTGCTCCCGATACTGAGCGACGTTCGCGCTCCCGATGTAAAGAGTGAAGCAAGAAGGCGTCTAGGTCAAGATTCCCGCGTAGATGTCGGCGTGTCGATTGGTGTTTTCGGCTTGGACTTTAATCCATTACCCGCCAGAACTCCGCCTAGTGATCCAGTTAAGAAGATCGCGAGAGTCTTTAGAAGATCGATAAAGGCCGCATCGTTCGGAGCTTGATTACCGATCGGCTGTGTGACGAAGATAAGAGCGTAAGTAATTCCCAGCGTTACGATCAAGAAGACAGCGGCTAAAGTCGAGCCGATAATAAGGATTAGAGTCGCGTGGACTTCTTCTGGACTACGGCGTCGAGCTGGACTCTGGAGCTTCTTCTCCAAGGACGTCGCTAGTACACGTTCCAGTAGGGATACACTCTGGCTCTTGGCATTCTGGCTTCGACCAGTTCTCGTATTCTTGGCACTCATAGCGAACCCAGCCCTGATAACCGCAAGCGGAAAGCCCAGCCGAAAGGACTAAGGCCAGACTTCCCGCTATAAGTTTTCGAGTCACTTCCCCTGTAACCCGAAAGCTGCATCTTTAGGATTTAGCCAGCGCAGAACTACAGGTAGAACAGCGGCTAGGCCAGCCATTCCGATCGCTTTAGGATCTTGGACGCCCGCCATGTAAACAGCTATAGCCGCAGCTAAGAAGCTACGCGCCCAGCTTGCGACTAACGCTTTTAAGTTTTCCATCTTTCTTCTCCTTCTTCGGCTTCGCTGCCGATTGAGTAGGTACTTCGACGATCGGATAATCGCCAGCATAAGCCACGAACTTAGGACGTCCGAAGCCTACGATCTCTTTACCGCTTAGGTACTCCCGCTCTTTAATCATGACCATACCGCCGTTACGCTGATCGCCTGTTCCCGATGTATTACCTTCGATCGTGATAACAGTCTTAAACTTAACGCCTACGACTATTCCGATGTGGCTAATACGATCAACGCCATCATGCGGAAAGTCCATAAATGCAAGATCGCCGATTTTCGGCTCGGCCACTACCCATCGATTTACTTCTTTAAGCTTATGCGCTCCCGCAGCTGTGGAGACCATCGATGGAAGCTTTACTCCCGCTTCATGGAAGCACCAATTAACGAAAGATCCGCACCATGGCAGACCGTCCGCTTTCGTAAACTTGCCGTACTTGGTTAAGTTATCGCCTTCTTCGACTGTACCGACTTCGGCCAGTGCTACGTCGACGACGGCCGCAGCTGTTCCGACTGGGTAAGTCATGGCTTCGGAATCGTGTAGTCGGCGGGTAGCTCTCCCGATAATTGACTGAAAGCGAACTCTTCGTCTGTCATCGGCCGGATCTCTGTCTCGCCCGTTGCATGGTCATAAATTGAAATGTTTGGATTTGTCATTTTTAGTCCTTGTATCCGTAGATTCGAATTTGTCCGCCAATGTTTCCTGATGTTGATGTAACAGTACAACCAAAATAACGAGTTGCATTAAATTTATACATCGAAGTAGTAAATCGGTGCGGTTGCCCAGAACTATCAATTGAGTGACCTTGCAACATACACATTGTGTTGGTGTTATTTTCTGGATTAAGTACATCGGCCACAAAAGATGTCAAATTTGTGTAACTGCTAGAAGCAAAACCAGCCAATGATGCCGCGTTTGAATTGCTTGTAACTGTTGTATTGTATTGCTTTTGAAAATTAGATGAATCGTAATTTATTGAACCCACTCCAGATTGTCTTAATCCAAATCCAATGTCTGTATTCGCGCTGGCAACAGCTTCTAAGAAGACAATTACCTTGTAGTTATCGTAATCCGAAGTAAACACACCATCGAAAGTATGCGTCGTCGCACCCGAGAAAGAACCAGAATAAACTAAATTAAATGCTGGAACAGACCACGCTAAACCAGTTGCCGCGCCCGAAGAAGCTGTTAGGACTGTTCCATTTGCGCCCACGCTAGTAATCGCTGGCGTATCGTTCGCACTAGCTCCAATTATGTCGCCTTTAGCGTTTACGATAGCGTTCTGGATTGCGTTAGCATCGTCTGACGTTACCCAAGTAAAATCCATGTTCGAGTTTGAGTTCTTGGATAAAACTTGGCCAGTAGTGCCGCCAAGAAGATCGCCCATTGACGTATCGATGGCGTTACCTAGCGTACGGATCGCAGCTGCGCCGTCTTTAACTAAATCTGTGTCGTCGGGTTCTTCCCAGCCGAACAGTGGACTCGTGGCCATTTATTGCTCCTTTATGCGACTACTGTCGCGTCATTCCAGATAAGTGTAGAAGATAAAGTATTCCAGCTCTCGGCGACACTCACGTTCTCCCATTTCATCGACTGCAAGCTGAAAGCTGTAGGACTGAGATTTAGAGTTATGTCGAGACGGTTATAGCCAGCCGTAAAAGTCCAGCCTTCTACGAATCCTTGGAAGCGGCCTAGAAGAATGTTCGGCGGAAGATCTGTAATGTCTAACGGTAGTCCCATGAACACGTTAAGAAGTGCGTCGCGATCTGAGTCGTCGATGTTGCCGTTTCCAAGTGTGAAAGTAATGGCTTGGAATTGGGCTTGCGGATAAGCTCGAAGTCCTAGATAGAACTCGGCTTGGAACTCCGCGTCTACTGCATTTTCTAAAGTCGTCGAAATTACATGAGCCTGTTGGCCGTAAATCCCGATCGATCCTGTATCGCTAGCCGATTCTTCTTGGCTGTTCTTATACTGAATCGTTACCTTATTGCGAACGTCTGCGATCCTCTTAATCGTCGAGATTCCCGCAGCGAAAGCCGTCGTCGCTGAAATCTCTGTGTAACCGTTAGCGGCTAGGTACTGCGCGCGATGAGTGCTGTCTGCGTAGCCGATTCGACCCGAAGCATCTTCGTAAATGTAACCGAGTCCAGAATTAGCTAACGCACTTACTAAAGAATAGATGTCCGTCGTCGCTGCGCTTCTAGCTGTTAGCTCATAATCACCTGGGCGATCGATTTCGCCTAGTCCTACGTTCTCGGCTGTTGCCCATGTTTGAGTCGGATCATAAGCCGCCCATGTTACAGCTGGCGCGACTTCGTTCCAGTTGTTAAGTAAGAGATCTTCTAAGATCGTGTAAATCTGATCGCCGTCGAAGTCTTTAGCTAAGACCCCTTCTGTAAGGCTTACTGGAAGCTTAGATAAAGCTCCAAGAGCTGTAACTCTTATAACTTGGTTCGTCTGCGTGTAGCTACTGTTGAGAACTTGTACCTGAATGTCTGTAACGTCTCCGCCGAATAGATTAACGAATGTCCCTGTCGAATCTTTAATCTTGATTAGGACGTTATCGTTAACGTCAATCTCGATAGGGGATTCGTCCAGATTGAGAATCTCGACATAACAGTAACCAGCTCTAGGCTGCGAATAGATGTCTGTACGGCCAGAAGTGATCGAGACAGTCGACAGCGTTAGATTCGTGTAATCTCCGCCGCCATTGACTGAGATCTGCCATTCGGGAGTCCAGACGCTCATTAGACATTTACCAAGGAGTTAAAGCCGCCTCCGCCACGAGCTGACGAACGGTTAAGAACGTCTACTAAGGCTCTGGCTGCCGCTTCTGGATCTCCTACGACTCCGAAGTTAACTGTAATTCTTTCGGCCGTTGACTGTCCGCCTGTAGCTTCCAAGCGAGCCGCTGCGGCGTCTTCTCTGGCTTTTCTTAGTCTTTCGGTCTCGGCCTTTAATTCTTCACGACGTAAGATCGCGGCTTGCATAGCTGGAGAATAAGCTCCTAGCGGCGCGCCTGTAAATGTTGGAGAATCCGCGGACGGAGCGAAGACCGATGTAGGCGTCCCAGTCTCGAATCCGCTAACGTCTGGAACGACGACGATCTCTTCTGGAACTACCGAAGCTTTAAGTCCCTTAGCTCCACCATCGAAGAAGTTAGTAACAGGATTATTCTTAATGAAGTCGATAATTTTCTTAACAGCGTTATAAGTGTTCGTCAAGAATCCGACGAGCTTGGAGAATGTCGTAACCAAGCCAGCGGCGATCGTTCCAATTCCTTCGAGTGCGATCTTAAAAGCTCCACCAAGAATCGGAGCTAAATACTTATCGATGAAAGTCCAGACCTGTTTTAAGAATCCGTAGAATGGCTGTAATTCGTCCGAGTTATCGGAGATCGCCTTCTTAATCTTGTCGAATGCGGATCTGAGTCCTTCTAGGATTGGGCCGACTACTTTACCGATCGCTGGGATTACTTCGTTATACAGGAACTTCCACCAAGTAGTTAGGATCGGAAGTAAATCGTCGCGGATCACCTTAAAGATTTGACCGAAAGCTGGCCCAAGTGTTTGGCCCAGATTCTTCGCGAAGTCCTGAATCGCTGGGATTCCCTTATCGACGAAAGAACTAACGAGCGGAGTAAGAGCGTCTAGGACGTAAGAACCTACAGTCTCTTTCGCTTCATCGAATGCAACAGTAAGACGAGCCATCTTTCCTTGGAATGTCTCGGCTTGCTTAGAAGCTTGGCCCTCGAATGTTTTAGAGAGCGCAGCTGCCGCAGCGTCGAAGTTCTTGGACTTAATGATGCTCTCATCGATTCCGACTCCGAGCTTCTTTAATGCGCCTAGATTGCCGTCGTAGGCTTTACCAAGAGCTTCGGAGACAGTCTTTAGATCTTTACCTGTTCCCGCGGCGATGTCTAGAGCTAAGCTCTGGAGTTCTTGTGCCTTAGTCGCGTCCTTAGTTGAGCGAATTAACCGATCGAGCGATGGACGAAGCTGGTCGTCCGTAATTCCGTTAGCTAGTGCCGTCTGGGTTATGTATTCTTCGACAGCTTTAATCTGGCTCTCTGTTGCGCCAGTGACATTCTCTAAAGTCGTAGCGAGTTTAGCTTGAGCCGCTTCGTCTTCGATCGCAGACTTAACGCCATCGACGAGAAGAACTCCAGCATAAGCAGCCGCAGCCGCTCCAGCTACGGCGAACGCAGCTCCCGCCTTCTTAGCGAAGCCGCCCATTTTAGATCCGAAGCCTTCGACTTCGTTCTGTGCGCCCTTGACGCCCTTCTTTAATTCGTCGAAGTCGGCGTCGAAAGTAATCTTTATCTTCGGAATGCCCGCCATTACTTTAGCCTCAATTCGTTAGCGATCTGCTGAACCATTAGCGCGTATTCTCGCGCGACGACTGGGACGTAGAAGTCGACAGCTGGAGCGATCCAGTAGCCGCGCTTATTGTAAGGAGTCTTAAATCTGTTGGTAAATGTTCGGCCGATTGAGTCGACGCCGCCATGAGATCCGTACTCTGTTCCCCAGAGCAGCGCGCCAGCTGGCGCAGCTTGACGACGAACTTTCGCGCCTTTACCGCTTTTAGAAGCTTCTCCGCCATAAGGACGACCCACCTTCTTAGGGCCACCGATGTCGACGCGAATGAGACGATCGCGTGGAGACTTGATCGTCTGGACTACTAACTTCGTCTGTGGAGCTGGAGCAGACAGTCCGCTCATCATGAGCTGACCAGCTAGTCGCTGAGACATAGGCTGCGCCCGATCTCTTACGAGTTGCTGATACTCGGCTGGGAATGAACCCAGAAGACCGAGAAGATTCTTAAACTCGTACGGATCGACAGTAATGGCATAAGTGCCGCGGCCTTTAGTGTCTGCCATTCTGCCTCTCCAAGATCTCTATAGCTGTGAGTAAATCTTCCGCCGTCTCCCACTCACTCATCGGAATCTGCGTCGCGATCGCGACCTCGACGATGATCCGATTTAAGCTTCCGACGGCCCAGCTTTTGGGTCTGACTTCTTACTGTTAATTCCTTCTACAGTCTCGACCCAGATCTCGAAAGGCTTAACAGGATTCCCAGCTGTTTCGCGCTTCATAGCGTGATAAGCCAAGAATGTAAGCCCTTCGAGACCTAGCTTCGATTCTGCTTCGTTTACTGTTGCGTTAAACTTTCGTTCCCATTTAACCCATTCTGGAAGAGCTGCGACGTATGTAGCGACGTCTCCCGATAAGTACTGGACTTCTAGTTCTAGCTTCATGTATTGCTCCCGATTCTGTTTATTAGCTGAATGTCTCTGTAGGTGTTCCCACGACTGTAAAGCTCATGCTAACAGTCTGAGCGTCTGGCGATGATCCGCCCACGCTTGGGAATAGTGGAAGAACGTTAAAGCTAAAGACTGCGCCTGTTACAGCTGTTAGCGATACCGCTAGAGCTGTGTTTGGTGCTGTCTCTGCCGCTGTCCATAGAGCTTCGCAGAGTGAATCTGTTGCGCCCCAGTCTGCGAGCATCTCGACATCGAACGTCCACTGTGAATCGATCGACTTATAAGCCTTCGAGTAAAGAGTGTCGTAAGTTTCGATAGTGACGTCCGCTGAAAGCGTTGCGCTTGTCGCTTGCTCGTCGTAGTTCTTAGTCGCGATCGTCATAGCGAGATCGCGTCCAGTAATGACGGTCGTGGCCATTGTTTTCTCCTTAGTTTGTCTGTGTGTAATAGGTGGACAGCTGAATCTCGCCCGCGAGAATCTCCGACGCACCTATCGTTAACGGAATCGGATTCGATACGTCTCCGACTTCATACCCTGACGGAACGGCCGCCAGAATGCTAATTACGAGCTTCTCCCAGTTATCGAGTGCGCTCTGATTATCGTAGATCGCTACGCCTACGCTTACGACTAGATTTACTTTTAGCTTGACGTTCGACTTACCCAAGAACGTCGGCTGTAGATAAGGAACGCTCGGAGTGACGGCCGCGAATGGCACGATCGGAGCTTCTGGAACTGAGTCGTAAGTGTTTGCCGCTACTCCTTGGATCGCTGTCTTTAGCGGAGTACGGACGCTAGTAAGAATCGAAGAAGCTGGCATTAGCTGACCATCGTGTCGACATCGATGTAATTACCGAGAAGCCCGATAACTCGATTTAGCAAGCTGCGGCCCATTCGATACGGAGAACTCTGGAAGTCCAGACCTTCGATCTGACCGCCCGCGGCTGTTCGTGATTGGAAGACTTCGATAGATACGGCGTAGATAGCGGACTCGATCGACGAGTTTCCGACGTAAAGAGTCGCAGCTGAATAACCGCTAAGAGTGGCCGTTCCGTTAGGAATAATCTGGCGACGAGTTACGTCTGCGCTCGTAAGAGCTGCGGAGAACGAACTGTCTGTAACTACTGTAAGAGTGTGAGTGGCTGTAAATGGAGCTGGGAGACCAGTTACGACGATTGACTGACCGACGACGAAAGTGTGAACGCGTCGAGTGTAGAAGATCGCTACGTTATCTTTTAATTCGTACTCGACTACAGCCGTCGAGTTCTGAATAAGCAGCGGAAGAATCGCCTGTTCTGCTGTGTCGATGATGTCGTTTAAGTAAGCGTCGTCGTAGAGAGAAGAGCTAACACCTAAGACGGATCTTAGCTGTGCAGCTGTAATGATGTTAGGCATTAGCCCTTCCCTTCTACTGCTCGCCTAGCTCGGGAGCGAACTAGGCGATGATCGATTTATTCGGATTACGCCTTGTTATTCTTAAATGCGCCAGCTGCGATCTTGGTCGCTAGTGCGCCATAACCGTAGTAGCCGACTGTAATCTGGCCAGAAGCGATTACGTCCGCGCGTAGGCGGAAAGTAGGTCCCTCGTACCATGTGTAAGCGTCTGGGTTAACGATTAGAAGTGTTCCATCGCCATCGCCGCCGTTTGTAGGATCTACGTAGAGATCTAGTCCCGCTACGTTTCCGATCAGTGAATCTGGACGAACTACGCCGCCCGCATTCTGTGGCTGTGAAGCGTTATAGATTGGACGTCCTGAATCGTTAAGAGTCATTAGGTTAGCCCATTGACCAGTCGATGCGATAAGTGATTTCGCGAAAGGACGTGGAAGTCCAGCTGTAGCTGCATAAACAGAA